GCTGTTAATTCACTTACTTTCTTGTTTGACATCTTTCTCTATTTTTTGAAGGTAGATAATAAGCTTATCAATATTATCCTTCTTAATTTTATATTTTTTTACAGTACCCATCCTGTGTGAAATGCGTTTTTATCAGGTGAAATATCTCCGTTTGAGTTGCTTGTGTATTCAGGAAATGATGCGCTATTGTTACATATATAATCAATGAAACGATCTGTATAACTTTGTGCTAGATCTCTTTCCTTTTCAACTAAAAAATCAATCTCCTCTTTACTTGGAGTTTCAGCGTTTTCAGAACCATGTTTGTAAATGCCTTTATTCGCAATTGTATAAGCCGACCACGGTAAATACTCAACCATTGCCCAATGTATAACCATCGGTTTAATATAGTTCGTTAGAAGCGTTAAATACACGCCTGCAATTGTCGTTGCAACAATATCATTGTTGATTTTTACAAATAAATCAGTCCCTAAATAGTTCTGAATATGAATATCCTGAGCAACCTTAATAAATGGAATAAATTTATCAGGATCAACATTACCGTTTAACGCTGTGAACTTTGTAATATCTTCTCTAGTTACAAATAGTGCCTGTGCCATTATTTCCCGTATGTTGGATTAGTTGGTAAAAAGCCGAAATGTGGCATATCTGCTGGACGTTGAGCAACTTTAGAAGCGTTCGTTACAGTGTAACCATATTTTGATGCCGTGCTTTCTATTAGCTGTTTTGCTTTAGGGCTGTTAACATCAATTCCAACACCTTCAAATGAAGCGTAAATTTGCTTTTTCCATGTGTGTTGACAGTTACCCCCCCCCTTGTAAAGCCATATCGAATAAGTATCAGCTCCATTAGCTCCCCAACCTTCATTGACAGGAATTGATCCCATGTTTATAATATCTTCTTTTCGGTAAACCTTATCAGCACCAACCATTTTCTTACAAAACAACCTTGAGTTATTACTTACATCCCCGTTGTATTTATACCTTGTAATGAATTTCACCCCGTCAATGGTTTCGTCTTGACCACTTTTTGTGTTTGGCCGTGCCGTTCCTGTACTCACAAGGTTTACTAATTTTCTTAATAGACTAGGTTCAGTGTCATTTTCATTGTAATCAACATCTGATTCAGCTATTAGCGTCCATTCCGTTCCGATTGTTTCACCTTTATCAATGAGCTTCTTTGCAATTGCTTCATCCTCATCGCTTGATAATGCAATACAACACTTATTCATTTTCAATTGTGCCTCTTCTTGTTGTTGTGCTACCGCTTCAATATCTTCAAATAGATTCAACCTTCTAAAGAATAAATCCAGAGATACACCATTGTAGGCAAGAATCAAATCAATCCCCTCAATAATAGCATCCTGATAGTATTTAATTACCGTATTGTAGAAGTACTTCGATGCTGTTTCAATCTCTTCAGCATTAGAACTGAATCCTTGCCCATCAGGACTAATACCAACAAGCATTGGAGAGGTGATATTATTACCTACAAGTATTTTATTTCTTGACTCATCCGATAGATACTGATAGTGTTCTGGAGCGTCATTTAAAGGAATGTCATCGACTGTAGTTTTTTGTGTTTCATTCATATTGAACGCAACAATGACCTTTTCCCCACGAGATCCCGTTAACTTCCTTTTAACCGTTGAAGCAGTAACACGTTGTTCTTCTTCTGAAGGTATTCCATTGTTAAAGTTAACTACCTTCGTTCCTGAAAATCCATTCTCAACCTCATTTACTAAGTATTCGGAAATCTTTTCTTCAAGGAAAGCATAATCTAAGCATCCTTCATAATCAGGTGCGTTAAAGTATTTCCTTCCAGGCGAATAGCCTCCAATGATAACAAGTTCAATATTTTCTTTTGATGTTCCAAATACAGGTATTCTTTTAGGTATAAACTTTCTAGGTTCTGCCCAATTATCAGAATAGTAGTAAGCGTTTATACTACCTTTATCATCGCACTTCTCAGGGCGTAATAAGTTCATTGGCGTATGAATAACCTTTGACACTTTTTTACGACTGTCGGCGTAAACAACTTGGAAACAAGCATTCCCAAACATCTTATAATCCATTGCAACATTACGAAGTGTTTCATTTGAAAACAAAACCTTCATTTGTGCAAAATCCGTAGGTCTTAAACTTGCGTTCTTTGCGTATAGCCCACGCCCGTAAGTAAGTTTAGAAACGTTATTTATGACAGCGTTTAATGTTGCTGAATTACGATAACGTTGGATGAGGTAATCATAATATAAATTGTCTTTACCATATTCAACCCATTCTGATCTAGTGTTCTCAATAATCTCAGGTTGCGTATATGCTGAAAGCTCTAATACGTGTACGTTATTCGTAGATGACATAGTCGTTGTTAGTTGTTTTAGTTACATACTCCCCGTTGTTTACCGAGAAGCTTGATAGCGTTTGATTCGTACATAATACTCGATCTTGAAATATTACATCCGCCCCGTTGTAAATGGTTAACTCATAAAAGTGATCTTGCTTTAAAACGGGGGTTGCTGTTATGGATAAATAGTAACTTGAAATCGCTGGTGTAATGTTATACGTCAATACTATATTAGTTTCTTCATGCCTAAAACTCATAGAAGTAGCCGTATAGCTTCTCGGTATGAATTTAAACGTTTGAGGACTTGCCGATTCTAATAGTATAATCATATAATGATAACGATAAAACAAAAATATTGTTCACAAAAAAAGCCCCTGAACATAGTCAAGGGCTTTAATATCCTAGAGTTTTTACGATCCCTGAGTAACTGTGAATCCAGCAGTTGCCAAAGTTGTAAAGTCTGTTGCTTCCATTAAGTTTGCAGGGATCTGTTCCATTCCTGAAAGTGTCAATGTATATCCTGACATATCCCCTAATGCAGTACCCCTTACAATTGTACCTCCTGTTACATCCATTCCACGCTCTAATCCTGCAATAAAGATGTTACCAGCATTGTCCCCTACAACAACCAAAGGCATACCCCAAGCAAGTAATTTTATTTGCTTATGGTCAGCAGCTGTTATGTTTGGAAACTTCAGCTCAAGAACCTGTTCGTAGTATGTTGTTCCGTTTTCACGAGAAGATACTATGTTTTCAGTAAAAGTTGACCCTTCTTTTGTTTTCCAAATATAAGCCGTTGGTGTACCTGTTACAGTTTCAATAACATCAGTATTTGTACCATCATAAGTAACACCTGTCAAATCCCCGTTATTCACGAATCCAACCCATGCTATACCACCGACTGAATCCTTACATTTTATTGCCCTCCCGAGCGAAATATCACACGCCATAGTTTTATGTATTAAAAAAAGGGAAAGGCATATTACCTCCCCCTTTCTTAGTTTATAATTTTGTTATTAGTTAGCTGAATTTGTGATACCGTAAGTTACGATGTCAGTAATATTACCATATTGGCAACCTCCTGTCATTCTCATTACTACACGTACATTTTGATCTCCTAAAATATCAGCAGTATCGATCAACTTAACTTCGTTGGTGTCGTTCATTACACCCGTTCCGAACCAAAGATTTCCTTTAGTTGTAGCGATTGCAGTGTTGTCATTCAATCCGTTTGTCATGAAGATTTTTACACCGTCAATCATCAAATCTGTAAGACCTGCACCTCCCCACATTGGGCCTTTGCCATCAATGCCATTAGCACCAAGTCCAGACGCTCCGTAACCGCCTAAAGCAGCAACATAAGCACGGTAGATGTTTTGTGATACGTAGATAAATAAATCTTCAGCACCGTACAAACGTGAAGGAATCACATCAACGATTTTACGAAGTTCTACAATAACATTTGCAGCCGTTACAGTTGTTCCTGCAACTTCTTGTGCTGTTGGTAATGCAGCATCAGCAGCAACCAATACAGCGAAACCATCAAACTCTCCTGCGTTTCCTGTTGCGCCTCTCCATATGTTGATCTCCATTTGTTGAGCAACTTTAGCCACATAATGCGACATCAAGTAGTCAGCGAATGATGGAGGTAAATTGTCATGAGCAGATAAGCCCATTTCAATTGCTTCCCAATCAGAACGGAAATCAGACTTACACAAAGTCTTGTTCAATTGTAGTGATTTAGGCTCAAGGATGCGCTCAGTTAGAGTTACCGTTCCTGTTGCCGTAAAGTCACAAGTTGCGTCATCTAAAACGTTTGTTTCAGTTGACAAGTTTTTCACTCCCGCTTTGTATTTTACATTCGGTTTAACCGTAATAGCGTTAGCAGATAAAGTACGTCCAGAAAAGATAGCTGCTGAGATATACTCTTTCAGAAACTCCCCTGCGTACGTTGTTGTTACAGATGTTGTTGTTGCCATTTCTTTTATTTGTTAATTAATTGTTTTTAAGTTTTATGCTTCAGATGCCCAAATACCTACACCACCTTCAATTACCCAAAGAGTAGTTGCTACGGCACGGATTATGACATAGTCACCTTTGTTTGCAGTTGCTTTTGTGTTTACAAGGTTCTTGTCAACTACTCCACTTGCTACCGAATCAGCAGCGGCATTTGCAATTGTTCCTGCAATACCGTCTGATGCGTTTGGTGAAAGTGTAATGATGTTTGCCCCGTCTGCTCCTGTATTACGGAACAAGAAAGCCATTCCGATATTATCCGCTTCGATAAGTGGCAATGTAACAGTTAAAGCATCTGTAGCGATGTTGTACTGTTTACCTGCGTCAGCTTCAGTAAGTGTTGTTGACGCTGCGATTGTTGACTGACCTACTCGTGTAAGTACAAAGTCATTTGATGTTGTTCCTAGTGTTCTTGACATTTCTTTTTATTTAAAATTGTTACTATGCTCCTTTAACGTAAATCCTAACTGAACAAACAAACTTATCCACTACGTTTGAGTAGAAGTCACCTGTTTGACTTACTCCTAGATTTCCGTCTATTTCGTATAACTCAGCATATATTGTTATCGTTTTTGTAGCGTCAAAATCCGCTGTAACCAAATCTGTAACTTGCTTAGTAACTCCTATTGTAGCGTCACCAAGTATGTTCGTCATAGTTGTAGTTTTTGTCGCACTAAATACAGTTGCTCTATCAACATATAATGTTGCTTCACGCTTATATTCAAAGTCTGTAAAAGTCGTAACAGTTGGCAAAGTGTACCCACTAGGAAGCCTATCCCTAGATGCTGATACTGTCGTTCCGTTGTTAGTTATTGCCATTACTTATTCCCCCAAAGTTTAGCCATTACAACATCCTGTGTTGACATGATTTTATTCGGTGCTATGTTTACTTTCTTTACTTCTGTTTTGTTTTCTGGATTGTAAACTATTGGATCAACGGATAATTCAACTTCAGGAACTTCAGGAACTTTTTTAAGTTCAGTTATTTCAGCTTTCAATGCTTCGATTTCCTGATCCTTTGCAAACTGCATCTCCTTAACAATTGATTCAATGATTTTTTTAGCTTGTGGGCTTTCCATTGTTTCTTTCATTTCTGCATCTTGTTCTGGTGCTACCTCTTCAGGCGCTTCTTCTTCGCTTGTTGCGTCTTTGATTTCTCCAATGATACCTTCTTCAGAAACGATCAACATCCGGCCATCTTCAAAAGTGTATTCACCAACAGGAAGTGCAATTTTCTGATCTTCAGCAACAATAAATACAGGTTGACCTACTTCAAAAACTTCTGCTTCGATAACAGTCATGCCGTCACTTAACATTTGCTGTTCAAGTTGTATCTCTACGGCTTTCATTCCAAGAGTTACCAATAATGCGTTAATCTTTTCTTTCATAATTATACTTGTTGAATCGGTTTAATATTTGAGATAGCTGTTATTCCCTCTTCTATTCTTGTTTTAGTTTTAGTTAAAAAGTCAAACATTTTTTGAGTTTCCGAACTTACGTCTAGACCTAAATCTTTTGTATTACTTATTAACTTGTTTACTAACGATAAGGCTGTAGCTATTTCACCTGATGAAACGTTTAAGGCAGATAACGCATCCTTTACTGTGGCATTAATAGAATTGACTTTTTTATTAGCAGATAAAACAGATTTACTAGAGCTTGTTACCAGCTTTTGAGCATCTTGTAATATACCAAGCTCAAGCACTTCAACAGACAATTCAACAGTATCTGCTTTCTTGAAAAGCCTTTCGTTTACTTTGTTTAATTCGTTTATCATAATTTAAAAACGTTTAATTATTTACTTGTTTGATTTTTAACCTCTGTCACCACCTATTACACGGGGTTCATCAGGCAGGTTATTACGTGTTCCTGTTCCTTGTCCTGTAGTTTGCCCTACACCTTGACCTTTAGATTGTTCTTCGTAATTCTCTTTAGTTGGTTTTTTAATCTTTGCCATCGTTGATTATTTTTTGTAACTGTTCAATTATTGTTTCTTCTTTTGAATGCAACTGCTCAAATCCATCAAACCTCGCTTCAATAGAATATCCTTTGTACTTTTTGTTTTTAACATCTTCCCACACCTGATCGTTATTGATCTTTGACATTGCGACAAGTTCACCGCCTTTAGGCTTAAGATTGTAAAAGTTTGATTTATCATTTTTGTGATCTTCAACAGTCCACAATTCGATAACAGAAATATCATTTACCTTACTTTTATGGTCTACAGTGAATTTGTCAAGGTTCATATTCTCCATTAACAAATGACCTGCTTTCGCAACTGTTTCTTTGCTAAACCAAATATTAAACTCTTTTACTTCGTCACCAACCTTTTGCCGTCTAGGTATTTTCTTGTCAGGAACTAATAAGAACCCAACAACAATACGCCTTTCTTCATCGACAATTGTTAACTCTATTTCTTCAGTTGACAGTGCAACAAAATCTTCTTCAATAGCTGGTGTATCGACAAGCGAGATAGCAAAAATGCCCTCCGTATTGTCTTTGATTTTCATTTCAATATCCTGAATTTCCATAACTTAATAACGTTTTAAATTGAAGCTGTTTGGATTTTATTTCTATCTAAAGACTGCGCTGTGCTAACATCTCCTGCAACAACAAAGGCTTTTAACGGATTACCCGCAAGACCTTCTACCAATTGATTAGTATTTGAATTTCCAACTATATTAAACTGTGCTGGGGTGCTTTGAACGGATGGGGCAGAACCGCCTCCTCCACCTGAACTAGCACCAGCGCCACCGCCTTCAAATTTCGTTTGAGCAATCTGTTTTATTCTTGCAAGTCCTGAAGTCGCTGCAAATGTTGCTGCAATTACACCACGAATAACTGAGGTAGGATCGCCTGGAATAACCTGTGAAGCAAATGCAGCTTGTGTAGATTGTATTGTATCTATTGTTGCCTGTGCTAATGATGCTGCTTTCTTTATCTTAAACGCCCGTTTCTGACTTGCTTCAGATTTTCCTGTAAATAAGTCTGCCAGATCGTTAATGAATTGAAACGCTCCTGCCTCCATTCCTTTCCACTTCTCAATACTTGCAAGTCGTGTAGCTTCTTTTTGTTTGTCAGCATCAATAGCTTGTTGTAGTTCCCATGCTGTTATTTCTGCTCTAAATTCTGCTGCTGCTTGTGCGTCTTCATTCTCTTTATCTTGTTGAGCCTTTTTCGCATCAGTTCTGGCTTGCTCTTCTGCTACAACCGAATCAGTAAGGAATTGTTGTAGTTCCACTTCTTCTTGTGCTGCTTCCCATTTCTTTTCCATTTCGGCATCCAACAAGTCAGAACGTTCTTTAGCTGCTGCTTTGGCGTTTTCGTTTTGCTCTCTTTGGTTGCTTATTGTTTCGTTTTTAAGTTTCGCTTCTTCGATTTTTATAGAGTTCAATGTAGCTTTTGAATTGTCGAGCATATCACTATAAACTTTCCCTAGAATCGAATCCTTTTTAACGATCGTAGTTAAGTACTCCAATGCTGCAATAGTTCCTTCAATGTCTGCTTTTTGTAGTGCAATCTTTTGTTTTCTAAGTTCAATAGTGCTTTTGCCTTCCGCTTCAAGTAGTGCAATCTTTTGATCTAATCCTGTTAATAATTCCTTTTGTGCATTGCGCTCTTCGTCTATCTGATTCAACCGTTGTTTATGAACTTTTTCCTGATTAGCAGCGACAGCCCTTGTAGCATCGGACGTACCCATTATAGCATCCTTTATATTATTATAGGCTTTTATCGCTAATGTGATGGGCAGGATTAAAGCATCTAAATAAGCCTTCAGTACTTTCGCTCCTGTTGTTCCTGAGTTTAAATAATCTGAAATAGAACTTTTAGCAGATGAAGCAACACCTTTTATTTTGTCCAAGTTTGCAACAACCAAACCAACAGCAACGGCTAGCAAGCCAATACCCGTAGCCATGACAGCGCCTTTAACAGTTGAGAAAGCCTTAACTGCCACATTTGCAACTGACTTCAAGGCAGGGAGGGATTCTTTCAATCCTTGTAATCCCTGAGCCATTGCCATTGCTGATTGAACTTTCAATAACGCTTCTTGAACGTGTTCAGATTCCACGCCCATTGCACCCATAGCGCCCTGAGCAAGTTCAAAGCCTGATGCAACACCTTGTAATGATCCCCCTAACTTATTAGCGGTAGTCATTGATAAAGCGTCAACTTCTAAATCAACTTGTTGTATAGTCTTTTTGAGTTTACCCGCTTCAGCTGATAATTCTCTAAAGGCATCAGAGTTTTGTTCACCTCTACGAGCCATCTCATACAATTGATCTTCAAGTTCACCGATAGCAGCCGTTAATGGTAATACCTCTCCATAGACTTCATCAAACTTTGCGGATAAACGATCTAACTCTTTTACCCCTGAATCCGTTTGTACTTCTATTATTACTGTTTTCTTTTCCACTTGTGAAGTCTTTTTTGTTGTTCAATTGACGCTTTCAATCCTTTTTTAATCTCGTATTTTCCTTTCGCTATTTCAATAAGTTCACTTTCTACATATAAAGCATTTATTGAAAGCATTTGTAGTATTCGATCTATCATTCTGTAATTAGTTTATTTCCTGATTCGTCAGTTATGTACACAGGTGTAAACGCTGCGTCTTCGCCTATTATGAAGTATGATTCATCCTCTTGGACAATGATAATATATTGAATAGGCAATGTTATTCCACGACTTACAATTGTTAACGGGAATGTATTTGTCCTTTGATTTCCTGTTGTGTTCGATGTGCATGAAAATGCAACCGTCATTTCTCCTTCTATTGTGCTTGTGTCAGGAGTTGCAAATTGTGTTTCTAGAGGCGATCCAATAGTTATTACCGTATCGTCTGCAACTGAATAATCTGTTGTAATTATTTGTGATAACCAATCAATAGCAAAGAATCTGGAATAATCCAAAGAGCCTCTCCAGTTGCTTATAAGATTGAATTTAACTGATCCTGATGTCAGGCCAGAAACCATATCATTAATAATATATTTCTTATCCCTTATAATCAAAGTGTCGTTAAGCTTTAAATTTGTAAGCATACCAAGTGGTAACATAGCTGTTACATTTAACTGTCTTGACTTTTGATTATAAAGATTTAAAAGATATGGCTCGTAGTAATCCCGATACAATGAATTGTCCTCAACATCTAATGTAAGGGTTGAATACTCAGACCCGAAATTCAAAGAATGTTCTTCAGAATTGTATTGTACATCTTGACCGAACGGCATATAATCTGTAACAGTGTCAACCGTTGACCCGTTGTCAAACTTAAAACTTTGCCCTGTTTTTTGTTCATACATATAAAGTATAACAGGCTTTGGAACATAGTTTTTATATTCAGGCTCAGTTCCTAAACAATAGGCGACTTGTAAATCGGTTGCCGTAAATTGATTATGTAGTAATGTTTCAAAAGGAAGCTCAATAGAATAATCCCCCCCGTCATAATCGAATACAGCCGTTAAACTGCTATACTCTCGCTTGAATAAATCGTAAAATTCCCGATTCATAAACGATTGACTTTGCTGGTATGAAAGTTTTATTTCCTTGAATAACTTTGGTCTATTTACTTCTATTTCTTCAGTTGTTACGTATGGTGTAATATTCCATTCAATCCCATTATTATAAAAGTTTTCAAGCGGTTCAATTCTATAAACTAAACTTGATAATGAATAACAAGTCTGGTTAAAAGTTCTGAATATCCCTCTCAGGAAATCCATTACTTTCATGTCAGGTGCTAACTGCTGGAGATCAGTTTGAACGATTGTGGTTAATGATGTTGGAGTTGTTTCAGTGTAAACGTCTGTTTCGTTTGAAGATGCCACAACAGCAAATCCTGCGTGTTCCACAAGTGTATAAGTAAGCGTATAGGTAACGTCTGCTGAAAATGTCATAACAGCAGTTGACCTTATGTAGAATGAATAATCAGAATCAAGCCCTGAGTAATTTGAATGATTGTTAACGAAATTAAAAACCTGTGATCCATTGCCAGATAAAGACAAGACCTGAACGCCATCTTTGTAAATATCTAAAAAGTAATCTATACTTGATCCCGTGCTAACTTCAACACTTATACTGTGTTGTATGTTTTCAGCAGAATCATAACTACCTGTAAGCAATGAGTATGGGGGCGCATATCTTAAATGTGCAATACTTTCAGTAAGAAAATCTGTATCAGGGTTTCCAATACCGAAACGTATTCTTTTTGGAGGCGTATAATATGTAAGGGATTCTTTATTTTTAAACCACATGAACGCATTTGTGAAGCGTTTAGAATCCAGAAATACACCGTCAAATGTTATCCCGAATGTTGTGCCTATCAAGTCTAATATAGACTTCATTCTAACTGCTGGGAATAATTCAGTGTAATCTATTGCGCCCCCCGTTATACTTATATCATTCCCTGAAGCGTCACCGTACTGCCAAACCCTACTTGAACTAATCAAAGGATAACGAACATCATAATCCGTAACGTCTGGTTCTATTTCAATTCTATCTTGAATCTCAGCACCTGAATAGTCATGGTTTAAATCTACATAATCAAGATCGCCTATTTTTGTTTCACCGATTATATCCTTTAACGTAACATTGTCCCCGTAAAAAGATACTTGATAATTATTTGCAAACCCTTCTTTTATTTGGCTTTTCTCTAATTGTAATCTTCCACTCCTGAAAGGAATATGATCTATTTCAATTCTAGCATCCCGTCTGTTCTGATGGTTAATGGTTGTGTCAACATCGTTGTTATAATAATGCTCAAATATAGCGCTGTTATTCGGTGTGCATGGAACGGTAAAAGTTTGTGAGAAATCAGAAAACACACTTTGAAGGTCAGATATATTCTGTATTGAAGATGTTACAGAAATAGCCTCATCTTGAAATAAATCAATTCTTTGATTCTCAACGTATAGTTGTACGGTACGCATTATTGAACATTGTTTAATGATTCAAATGCAAAGGCAAATTCTACTCGATAATTAATGAGTTTCTCGTTCAAATGTTTTAACGGTTCAACTTCTTTTGTTTTAAGTTTCACAGGTATCTGATCGTAAACTCCTAATTCATTTTTATAGTAAATCATTATTCGCTCAGAGTTTAAAAGCTGAATCAAAGTGTTTGAATACAACTCAGGAACGAATCCTGTATTGCAAGAAATACCCTCTTCGTATGTTGTGTTCATTGATCTCTTTGTGCCTACTAATTCACTATAATCAGTGTCTGCTACCATTCCATTGTACTCAGTGTTCTTTACGCTTAGTGATTGCTTAGACGCTTTAAATAAAAACGTTCTTTGCCAACTGCCGTAGCGATTAATAAAGTCAACGGTAATTACATCATGCTTACATTCTTCTTGTGGATAGAAATAGAATGTTTTAAGTACAGCGTTTGTGTCATCCAATACCTCAGTCTTAACCCTTGAACCGTAATAAGTAGGGTTAATCATTGGAAACTTTCTAATCTGACTGTTTGTTAGATTTGTTGTTGCTGTAGCTGCTGTATCAAGATTTGTGTATTTGTATTTTGTAAAATTCACCGATCCTGAAATAACCTGAATCGAACCTGCATTAATTCTGTCGGTAGTTGATAACGTGCCATCGGAATCATAATAGTAGTAATAAACACCTTCGTCTAAATGAATCGTTCCTTGATCGTAGTTTTGACCATCAGTGAATCTTGTCCAACCATCAAAGGCGTAATAGGTTGTTGTAGTTTGAAGCACATCGTTGATATACGTCTTAACCTCAACATTGCACCATTGATCCGAATCTGTTTGTGAATTGGTATTATAATTTACCGTAGTTTGAAAGTCATCGAAGGATAAATACTCCCTTATGTATGGTGAAATGTTATAACTAACCGTTGTGTAAACGCTTGACGGAATAGGCTTTGAAAGTGAATAGGTTGCATCAGCAGGAGCAGCCCCTGTGCCGTTCCAAATTCTCAACTCAATAGCTGTAGTATCATTAGCTGAACCTGTCAACTCTACAAAGTATGGTGATCTTGCAAATATGTTACTCATACTTATTTAACGTATAATTCAAGAATTTGTCAATATCAAGACCAAACGCTTCAACTAGATCGTTAGAAAGTTTTTTGTATTCGTTATTAAAGGGCTTCGTAAAAAACAATGACGGCTTGATCCCTTTATTAAATATTGACCGTGCAATTAAATAGGAAAGTGATTTACTTGTTATGAATTGCCCTTTTTTATTTCGACCTTTAATCCCTTTATTTTTTATCCATTTCTCAAACACGCTTGAAGGTGGCATTTTAGACTTATAGCTGAATGGTGTATTGTATTTCTTTTTCTTTCCTGACACTCCTTTATCCACAAATTGACCATAAGGTGACATCATAAACTCTAGGCTGAATGATTGTTTATGTACATTCAACTCAGAAT